GAGATAAAAGCCGCACCCGCCATACAAAACTTATCCACATTGCCAAAGGTCGAGAATATGCTTAAAATATAAGCAAATAAGCAATGGAGAACGAAGAATTAAAAAAACGAGTTGAGGAATTTAACGTCGAATTGAAGGCGCTTTTGGCCAAATATCATTTAGGGCTGGGGGCTGTGGCGCAAATTACGGCGGACGGCAGAATTGCGGCCGTGCCGAAACTTCAAGAAGCGGTTGATCCCTTGCCCGAGCCCAAAGTAGCATGATAAATTTTATCTCGGGATTATTAACGGCGGTTTTCATTTTTCTGGTTTTGACTTATTTCCGCAGTTCTATTGATAAACGAATGACAATAATTGAGCGTAAGGTTCAGGACTTGGGACCAAAACCAAAAGGGTTTATTATTGAAAATCAGTCGGACGCGGAAATTGCGCGAGAGGAAATTATAGAGAGAAATAAAAAGGCCGGGAAAGTAACCAGGATGGAAGAATTACTCTAAATGATAACTCCTCGTGGGCGCATGATTCTTGTAAAACCCAACCCCGAAGAATCACGAGTAAGTGAGTCGGGTATTATCACGCCGGGTGTCGTAGAGCTTGAACGAAAAGCCATAGGAACGATAGTAGCAATATCGCCTATGTTTGAAAATGTTACAGCGCCCTATGATGTGGGCATACCAAAAGTTGGTGATAAAGTAATCTATGGCGTGTATGCCGGCGAAACCTTAATAGACGGCAAAGAGGAATATAAATTGCTGTATGTAAGCGAGGATCGAGATAATGAGGTTCTGGCATTTATAAAATGAGTTATAGTTGCAAATATAATCTTCCCCACGACTTATTTTCTATTTATGAAAACCAAACCAAGAAAATCGAAATCTGCAAAATATGCGGCAGGAAATATCGCTTTAATAAAGGAGTTAGAGGACGAGTTAAAAATACCGAGTATCTCAAGTTGCACCTTAGAAATTTCTGTCAACGCTGGGGGGCGACAAAAAGAATATACTATAAGATATATAGACCTCAAGAAACGGTAATTTATATATGATTATTGACAAACCCTTTGAAACAATCAAAAGAGCGGTTGATGCTTCAGTAAATCTCGCCAAACTTACTTTTGGGCCTTCATCCGGCAAGGTATTTATCTCTAATTCTTTGCATTTTGGGGCTTTTGATGACGGAGTACAGATTTTAAGGGACTTAGAGTTGGAAAATAAGGCGGAGAACGATATTTTGAAATTAGTAAGAGAAGCATCGGGTCGGACATGGGATAGGGCTGGAGATGGCACTACAAGCTCGTTAATCGTGCTTCAGGGTATCTTGGAGGAGTATCAGAAGTCGAAAAAAACACCCCGAGAGGTCGAATTAGAGCTTAAAAAGGGGTTAATAGAGGCCATAAATCAATTAAAAGCTCAAGCGAAGCTCATAGAAAGCAAAGAAGACATGAAGAGTGCCGCCCTCATTTCTTTTGATAACGAAGAAATAGCCGAAATGGTAGCAGAATTGTTTTATAAATTAGGCAAGGATGCTTCCATTACAATCAAGAACTCAACCACAATAAACACGGCTGTAGAAGTCTCGGATGGCGTAAAACTGCCTTATGGATTTATAAATTCTTTGATGCGTGGGGCGATGGACGAGCCGTATGTGTTAGTAACTGATTTAGAAGTAAAGACCGCCGAGGAAGTTACATATTTAATGGAGTTAGTTTTTAAAGAGACGAAACAGAGGCAACTGGTTTTGATTTGCAAGGAACTGGACGGATTTGCTCTCGCAACCGTGAATGCTAACTTAACTCAAGGAAAATTCGCTCTAATCGCAATAGACTTACCCAAGGGAGACAATAAACAAAAGTTAGAAGATATTGCTTTGCTTTTAGGCACGAGAGTAGTCAGCGAAGCGAACGGAGATAAGCTAGATAAAGTAACGATAAATGATTTCGGCAAAGCGAAGCGTTTTATTTGCGAAGAAGACAGTTCGGTTATTATCAATCCCGCAAGTGATAAGAATTTACTTGGCAAAGAAACCATAAAATTAAGATTAGAAAGAGAAACCGAAACTGATCCTAAAAAGAAAAAGGAAATAGGCGATAGATTAGCTTTTCTCACGAACAAAGTAGCGGTTATTCATCTGGGCGCCCCAACTGAAAATGAGTTAAAATCAGTAAGGAGAAAGGTGGAGAACTGTATCGCTAGTGTGAAGTCGGCTTTTAATTCGGGCGTGGTAGCCGGCGGTGGCGAAGCATTGGCGAACTTAAAAACTCAAAGTGAGATACTCAACAATGCTTTACAATATCCCAAAAAACAATTATGGGAGAATGTCAATAAAACTCCCCCATCTCTAAAGAAGGACGAAGCACAAAATGTAGTAACTATGGAACTCGGAGACTTTATGGAAGTCGGAGTTATTGATCCCGTGAATGCCTTGGTTGTTGGAATTGAGAATGCCGTATCGGTAGCGGGGCTATTGTTGACTATTCAAGGGATTTATTGTGAGAACAAAAAAGAAAATGGAAATTAAAAAACCAACGTTTAGAAACCTAGACATCAAAGAGCGGGACACACTCTATGCCTATTATGATAAGCATAATGCTAATGTATTAGCTATGATTAGAGACAGAGACTGTCAGTTTAGAAGTAAGAATCAGATTTATTACTATAGAGACTTATACAACTTTCATGAGCAATTTATCCAAAATAGGGATAAAAAAGCCAAAGAGATGTTAGAATCGTTAAGAGATAGTAAGGTATTGGCAGTTAGGCGTGCCGTGGAGTTGCTTGAAGAAAAACAGTTGTTTATTAAAGGAAAAGACAGAAATTATATCTTAGATGTTGAAGGTTTGCCGATGATTGAGCAGATAAACCCAGATCACAAAGAAATAGAAACAGCTTGGAAGATAATCAAAACCGAACTTGGCGAGCCGACCACCATTCAGAAACAAGAAACAAAACATTCTGGTGAAATAGCTCAACCTATTATTTCCGGCAACGAAGATGATAAAGAAGCTACCGAGGTTTACTTGAAAACATTAGAAACTAATAGGCAGAAAAGGTCGTTAGAGAAAGCCAAACAAGATGAGGAAATTTGAGCCGCCATATTTTCGCAAGGATATAAATGGGGACTATTGGAAAAGTTGCAAGGGCATTGTCGGCGGTGATATTTGTGATTGTCCTATAGAGCGTTACACCAAGGAACAATATGAAGAGATGGTTAAAAATGATGAGGCATATGAAATTACTTAATTTAATAAAATTAATAAAAGTTACTTCAGGAAAGCGACATGGTTGGTATATGACTGATAAAGACTTTGAAGTGAGAAAACCATTAGGCATGATTTATAATCAAGAAATAAAAGAGGAAATAGAAACTAATTTAGAACGGAATTATCCGGTTATAACTCTAAAACTTTCTTGGTGGCGAAGATTATTAAATTGGTTATGGAAATAATAAACGAAAAACCGCCTTTTTACCAAAAGATATTGGACGCCGGACTTGTGCCATCCGAGACGACTATTTTTACCTATGGAGATAAAATCTATAATCCGAGCGGCGCGGAATTAAGCAATGATATAATCGTCCATGAAGAAACGCATTACGACCAACAAGGCGATGATCCCGATGCTTGGTGGAAAAAATACCTGACAGATGCGTCTTTCAGATTAGAACAAGAAGCCGAAGCGTATGGAGAGCAGTATAGATTTATATGTAAAACAACAATGCGAGACAGAGAAAAAAGAAATGGCATTTTATTGGTATTGGCTTATCATCTTTGTGGGCCGATGTATGGGAAAATCATAACTCATATGGAGGCATATAAGTTAATTAAAAAGAAATCATGAATTCATCAGAAAATCTATCAGAACTTATTGTAATGTGCGGAGATAAATTTTATGATTTGAGTCTAAGGGATGGGAAATGGCGAGCGGAATCCAGGCCATCTTATGAAAGAGACAGCCCTGATATTTTTTATGCTTTTATGTCTCCGCCCTGTAATTCTCCTGAAGAAGCTGTGCGTGAATTATTAAGAAAATTAAAAGAATGAAAATAATTTATCTAATTATCGGGATTGTGTTGGGTTTTATAATTGTTTCTATATTGAATCAATCTAATCGTTCTGACATCAACATGGACGGTAAAGTAGATATGGCCGATGTGTCAACTCTAATGAATAAAATGAACTAATGAACTGCGATCACGATTTTATAGTAATAGCGAATATCGAGAAGCCCGAAGTCATTGAGGGTGTGCATGTAGTTTGCGCTTATTGCGGCCATGCCAGACAAGTGTTTAGTAACGGGGATGTTTTAATTTTGAGCGAGAGCGGTAAGGTAAAACGTGAACTGCCCTATGAACATCCACACATGGCTGAACCAAAATGAAATTAAGAATGAAAAAGGCGAGAGAATAGAGTTTGACAATCATCCGTTTTTGTTTCGTATTTATATGGACGATGCGCAATTTCTGACTGTTATGAAAGCGGCGCAAGTGGGTATGAGTTCGCTGGCTATTCTAAAGAATCATCATGATGCCAAAGAACAAAAAATTGACATAATCTATAGTTTGCCGACAGATAACGATGTGAGAGTATTTGTGGGTGGCAAAGTCAATCGGATTATCGCCAATAATAAGTGCATGATTGAGGATGTGGCCGATAAGGATTCTATTGAGGTAAAGCAAGTGGGCAATTCGGTTATATACTTTAGAGGAACTTGGAGCAAGAAGGCGGCGATTATGGTTACAGCGGACAGATTGGTGCACGACGAGAAAGATTCGAGTAAGCTTGACGTGATCGCCGATTACCAAGCCCGCCTGCAACATTCTAAAATTAAGCAAGTTTTTACCTTCTCCCATCCTTCATTGCCCGAAGTAGGCGTGCATAATGATTGGCTGGCATCGGATCAAAAGCATTGGTTTATTAAATGTCCAGCTTGTAATGAATGGCAATATCTCTCGTGGCATACTGAAGACCCTAAACAAATGTCGGTGGATTTGGAAAGAAAGATTTATCAATGCAAGAAATGTCGCGCCAAAATACCTGAATACGCGAGGCGCAATGGCCAATGGGTGGCGAAATATAAAGATAGAAAAATAAGTGGTTATTGGATTCCGCTTTTAATTGCGCCGTGGATGTCGGCCGAGGAATTGATAATAAAATATCAACATCCTGAAACCACGCCCGAGTTTTTTTGGACAAAAGTGTTGGGTTTGCCTTATGCGGACGCTTCTTCCAAGTTGCTTCGTAATTCGTTTTTTCAAAATCTCACGGGAGAAGCCTATGCGCCGGATACGGATGAGCGGGTAATAATGGGAGTAGATACCGGGCTTCGCTTAGATTATGTTTTGGGTAACGATAAGGGATTATTTTTTCATGGCGATACGGATAAATACGGAGAGTTGGATGCTTTAATGGAGCGATTCAAAAAGATGATATGTGTGATTGATGCGGGAGGCGACTTGATTGGTTCGCGCGCTTTTGCCGAAAAATGGGTTGGCAGAGTGTTTTTATGTTATCTGGTGGGCGACAGAAACCAAAACGAACTTATGACGTGGGGGAAAGGAGATGAGCATGGAGCTGTAAGAACGGACAGAAACCGCATTATGCAGTTGGTGGTGGATGAGTTTAGAAATAAAAGGATTCCGGTGCATGGTACGGAGGCAGATTGGTATTCATATTATCTCGATTGGAATAATTTGTCGAAGATTAAAGTGCTTGATCCCGATACCAATCAAGTCAAGGGCTATAAATGGGTGAGAAACGGGCGAGACCACCGCGCTTTGGCA